CGGTGCATCCTTTTGTGCTCGGCTCCGGCGTTGTGCCGGGCTGCGTGATTTTTCACGACGACTACAAGACCGAATCCGATGTGCTAGCAAAGATCGACGCGATCGATGCAGCCGGTGGATATGCTGGCGGTAGCGCTGGCGGCATCGTTGTTCACAGCTAATCATGCCATTCAGCGGAGCAATGCCAGCATCCAGCCTGTTCGCCAAAATCGTTGGCTGCTTGCTGGCTAGCTCGATGGGCTTAATCGGCTTTGTACTACGTGACGACATGCAAAGCATAGATCGCAACAGTCGCGATATTGCTGCGCTGAAACAATCAGACACAAGCATGATTGAGCAGCGCACTGAGCTTGTACACAAGCGCGACCGTGAGAATGACGACATTAAAGCGTCGCTTGCAGATATACGCACAGAGCTGCGCGAAATCAGAAAAGACTTAAAGCGATAAAATGATGGAAAAACCATCTGACAAAATTTGGTCAACTGCCGATGCGCATCTCGGCGGGGCTTTAATGATCATTGCGAGCGCATCAAAAAACGGCAAGCCGTCAGCGGAAATGATGGACGCAATCGGCTCGGCGGTGAAAAGCGCGCGCGACGTTCTTTTCACTTCTGACCCGCTTACGCGTCGAATTGAATTTCTATTTCTCGCCGTACGCGAATCGACGACAGTGACCGAAACGCTCGGCACTGACGGCAAGACATATACGACTGTCAAAGTCCGCGACCGCGATTTGTACAACTACGCGATGACGGGCATTCACAAGCTTGAGAAATCACTTTGAACGCGCGTCAAGAAATGGCATTTGCGCTGCTATTCGGCGCTGTCGTGCTTGCTGCTGTGGCTAAACTGATACACATATTGATTAACGCATGACTGCTCAGTTATTGCACGGCGATTGCCTCGAACTAATGCAGGCAATACCAGACGGTAGCGTAGATTTGACGGTCACAAGTCCTCCATACGACAACCTGCGGACATACAACGGCTTCACGTTTGACTTTGAGGGTATCGCTCGCGAGTTGTACCGCGTGACAAAACAAGGCGGCGTGGTGGTATGGGTTGTTGGCGATGCGACCGTGAAAGGTAGCGAAACGGGCACCAGTTTCCGGCAGGCGCTGTATTTCAGGGATGTATGCGGGTTCAACCTGCACGATACGATGATATGGACTAAGGATGGTGGCGGTGCGGTTGGCAGCAATTATTGCTATACGCAGAATCATGAGTTTATGTTCGTGTTTAGTAAAGCGCGTCCGGCCACGGTTAATTTGATTCGCGACAAACCGAACCAGTCCGCAGGCAAAGACAAGAGTGGGATTGGTCGCCGCAAAGCATCTGGTAAGCATAAGGTTGAGGTCAGGACGCTTTGCTCCGCACTAAGCAAGCGCAACAACTGGTGGTACATCCCGCCTCAACGAGGGCAGCACCCTGCCGTATTCCCTGAGCGACTAGCCGCCGACCACATCGCATCGTGGAGCAATCCCGGCGACCTAGTGCTAGATCCGTTTCTAGGCTCAGGCACGACCGGGAAGATGGCCGTGCAGATGGGTCGCAACTTTATCGGCATTGAAATCAGCGCCGAATATCTTTCTATCGCATCCGATCGCATCAATGGCGCGCAGCAACAGTTAAGGATGATCGCATGACCCGAACACTTGACCCGGCATCGATCGACGCACTGAAGAAGCGCGAGGCGTGCCGATTGGTTGCGTACAAAGATGAGGGTGGCGTCTGGACAATTGGCTATGGCCACACGGGTGATGTAATCGAAGGCGCAACGCTTATACAGTCTGACGCAGACGCTTTGTTTCTGTCAGACGTACAGCCGTTTTGCGATTGCGTGGATGCTAGCGTTACAGTGCCGATTCGCGATAATCAGCGCGGCGCACTCGTGAGCTTTGCTTACAACGTCGGGCAATTTGCATTCAGGTCTTCGACACTGCTGAAGGTATTAAACGCTGGCGGCTATGCCGGCGTGCCCGCTGAAATGATGAGGTGGGTGTGGGTAACGATCGACGGCAGGAAGGCTAAGTCACCCGGTCTTGAGAATCGCAGGCTTGGCGAGGGCGGGCAATGGGTGCAGGGTGCATACGTGAGCGGATCTAGTATATCGCCGGATGCGCCCGTCTCGCCGTGGAACACGATGCATATCAAGATCAAGGCAGCCGGTATCGCCATCGCTGGTTCCGGCATAACGGGTGGCGCACTAACTGACGCGGGCGGCAAGCTGCAATCGTTTGCATCATCGTGGCATATGCTGGCGTATGCGGGCATGGCGCTAACGGTGGTCGGCGTGGTGTGGGGAATTTTCAGGCGGGATACGTGATGCCATTCCTCGCCCTGCTCGCAAAGATTCCGACACGCTGGTACGTGTACATCGGCCTGGCTATCGCTGCGATCGCCTACATCGGTCATGTCCATCACGCTGGGTACGAAGAGGGCGTGGCGCATCAAGTGGCGGAAGACGACAAGGCTGCAGCGAAGCAAGCCGAATCCATCGCGACTACGGCAAAGACCGAAAACGCCGCGCTCGATACGAAATACAACGCGCTCGACGCAGCGCTGAACAAATACACGGTGACGTATGACTCTCTCAAAACTACTCTGCCTGATTGCGCTAACGCTAGTGCTGACATCGTGCGATTGGTCAACACGCAGCACAAAGCCAATCCCGGCAAACTGTGATCAACGGTGTTATGAGCCATGCGGAGACTTGCCCGACTGGGACGGCACGTACACAGATGCGGTCAAGTTGCTCGGCGAATATGGCAACGCATACGCACAGTGCGGCCTCGCACGCCAAGCCTGCGCCGAATGTTTGACGCGGCTGCAGAACGCGAAAGTGATTGAGTGAACAATGGCTGCTGTAAAAGTTAAACGCAAGATCGGCCGGCCACGTACCGCAACCGATGATCTGCCAATCGGATGGCAGAAGACTATGATCAATTGCGGCAGTGAGGGCGGATCGGCCGTCGAAGTGCGCGTATTGCTCGGCATATCGACATCGGCATGGGAAACCTTGCTGACTGATTCCGCAGAGTTTCGTGAAACCGAAAAAGCGGCGCGCGATCTTTGCAATGTATGGTGGGAAAAGAACGGACGAAAGCTGGCTATCGAAGGTGGCGGAAATTCTGCTATCTGGATATTCAACATGAAGAATCGTTTCGGGTGGAGAGACAAAGCCGAGGACGGCGACCGCGAATCTGACAAGCCCGCGCCAACTCAGGTTGTGGTTGAGGTTCGCGACGCCCGCAAGCCGTAATGCCGACACTGAACGAGCCGCAAGCGCGATTCCTGGCGCTGCCTCACAAGTTCCGGGCATACGTTGCGGGTTATGGGGCCGGTAAGACGTGGGCTATCTGTGCCGGCGCATGCAAGCACTATTGGGAGCATCCGAAGGCGAATCGCGGTTATTTTGCGCCGAGTTATCCGCAGATCCGTGATATCTACTTTCCGACGATCGAAGAGGTTGCATTCGATTGGGGTTTGCGGGTTGACATCGCCCAGGCGAACAAAGAGGTTCATTTCTACAGCGGACGCCAATACCGTGGCACGACGATTTGCCGGTCGATGGAGAAGCCAGAAACAATCGTCGGGTTCAAGATCGCGCGCGCTGATATCGACGAAATCGATACGCTGGCAACACGCAAGGCCGAGCAGAGTTGGCGCAAAATCATTGCCCGCCTGCGACTCGGGTTTGACGGGTTGAACGGCGCTGATATCGCGACAACGCCCGAGGGTTTCCGATTCACCTACGCGCAGTTCGTCAAGGCGGTTCGCGACAAGCCGGAACTGGCCGACATGTACGGCATTGTTCAGGCCAGCACATACGATAACGAGGCGTTTCTGCCGGAGGACTACATTGCGAGCCTGCTCGCGACATACCCGCCGAATCTGATCGAGGCGTATCTCAACGGACAGTTCGTCAACCTGACGAGCGGCACGGTTTACCACGCCTTCAGTCGATCGCTGAACGCCTGCGATGACGTGGTGCGAGATACCGACGAGCTGTACATCGGCATCGACTTCAACGTCGGCAAGATGGCTGGCATTGTTCACGTGTTGCGGGATGGATTGCCGCGCGCCGTGGCTGAAATCATCAACGCTTACGACACGCCGGACATGATTCGGCAGATCAAAGAGCGTTACTGGAAACACACCGGCAGTGACTGGCAGAAGACGCGCGAAATTCGAGTTTACCCGGACGCATCGGGCGGCTCGCGCAAGTCGGTAAATGCCAGCGAGACGGATATAGCATTGCTACGCGCAGCTGGGTTTCAACCCTTGGCACCGGCAAGCAATCCACCGGTCAAGGATCGAATCAACGCGATGAACGCGATGTTCTGCAACGCCAACGGGCAGCGCAGGTATCGCGTGAATGCGCAGACTTGCCCAACGTATGCCGGTCATCTTGAGCAGCAGGTGTGGGGCAGCAACGGCGAGCCGGACAAAAGCGCTGGCAACGATCACACGAATGATGCTGGCGGATATTGCATTCACCGCATGTTCCCGCTGATCAGGCCTGCGATGGACATCAATTTGAAGTGGGCTGCATGAGCCACGCACCGAACCAAACAAGCCCGCTAACGCGGGTTTTTTATTGCATGGAATCCTGAATTGTCAAACGATACCGTCGAATACTGCCGCCCGGAGCACAGCGCGAACCTGTCGCTGTGGCGCATGGTGTCGGATGCGTGCTCAGGTCAGGCAGCAATCAAGCGCGAGGGCGTGCTGTATCTGCCGCGCCCGAATCCGTCGGATGTGTCGATCGAGGCAAATCAGCGGTATGCGCAATACCTGCATCGCGCGGTGTTCTACAACGTCTGCGGACGCACACTTTCGAGCCTCATCGGAATCGCTTACAGCGCATGGCCGGACATCAAAACGCCGGACTCGATCAAGTACGTGATGGAAAACGCCGACGGCGCTGGGCAATCGATCGTACAAGTCGCGCAGATGGTCACAGCGGAAGTGTTGCGCACGGGTCGCGCCGGTATTCTTGTCGATTTCCCATACGTGGAAGAGTCTAAACAGACAAGTCAGGATGATGTTGCGAAGGGCGCGCGCATCGCGACGATGAACATGTACCCGGCGCACAGCATCGTCAATTGGCGCACGGAGCGAGTGAACGGCTCGCAGGTGCTGACGCTGGTCGTGCTGCGTGAGCAGGTCAACGAATACGGCGCGTTCGGCGCTACGCAGGCAACGCAGTATCGCGTCTTGCAACTGGTTGACGGAGTCTGTCGGCAGCAGGTTTGGACGAAAGACGCAGACGAAGACGATTACAGCCCAGATTCTGACGTTCCGGTTCTCGACGCGAAAGCGAAACCGTGGAACGAAATCCCATTCGCGTTTGTCGGTGCAGTGCGCAACACGCCGGAAATCGAAACGTTTTGCGGATCGTTTGGCGCGAACAGTGAGATGATGTCGTCGCCGCTGTATGACATCGCTGCGATCAATATCGCGCATTACCGCAACTCGGCAGATTACGAAGAGTCGGTCTATTTCAACGGCCAGCCTCAAGCGTGGATGTCCGGGCTTACGGAAGAATGGCGGGATAAGCTGATTGCATCGGGGATGCAGCTCGGCTCGCGATCAATCTTGCCCCTGCCGATGGGCGGATCGTTCGGCATCGCAATTGCAAACCCGAACACGCTCGCCGCTGAGGCGATGAAATCGAAAGAAGATCAGATGCGCTCACTGGGCGCGAAACTGATCCAGCCGGTGAAGTCCACAAAGACCGCGACGCAATCCGGTCACGACGAATCAAACGACAAATCGACGCTATCGCTTGTGTGCGACAACACTAGCTTTGCAATGGAGCAGGCACTTGAGTGGATGCTCGATTTCATGGGCGGCACTGGCGAGTGTCAATTCTCGATCGATACGGATTTTGTCATCAACCCGCTTGATGCTCAAAGCGTGCTCGCTGCCTTGCAAGTGCGCCAAGCCGGCGAGATGTCTCAGCCCGATTTCTGGGCCTACCTGCGCAAGCTGGGGCTGCTCGACAGCGCGAAAACGGATGACGCCATCCGCCTGGAACTTGAAAGCGAGCCTGTTAATCCGACGCCTGTCGCATTCGGTACGCCGCCAGCACAAGCGGCACAAGTTCAGGCTGATCAGGCCGCTGCATGAGCGCCGTAATGCTGCAAGATCAGCAGCAGAATGACAATCAAGACAGCGCCAGCATTGTTGACATCGGAACGCGCCGAGCTGTGTTCGCGCAGATGTATGCGCAGCATCAATCCGAGCGGTTCGTCACGACGCTGATCGCGATCGACACGGCAATTCGCTACACGCTGTCGGGCGATTCGCTAACCGGGCTGAACCGGCGCAAGTTGAATGCAGCGCTCGCCAGCGTGCAGGCCGCATTGACCGATATCTATCTCGGATATACGGACAACCTACAAGCCGACGTGTTGCAGTTCGCTGCGAACGAGGCCGATTTCACCGGCAAGACGCTTGAGCAAATCACGGGCGACAACGCCAACACACCCAGCAGCAACGATGTGCAGGACGCGGTGAAGCGCAGCCCGCTATCGCTGGTTGGTTCGGCGGGCGCATTGCTGCCGGCCTATATTGCCAAGTGGGCTGCGTCCGAAGTGGATGCGGTTGTCGGATCGATCCGGCTCGGCGCATTCACTGGCAAGAATAACGCGGACATATTGGCTGCAATTCGCGGCACATCGGCGCTGAATTACAAAGACGGACTGCTGAACAAAGCGGCGGACCGGGCGAAGTCTGTTGCGAATACAGCGGTTGTACATGCCAGCTCCGTGGCGCGACAGGAAACGTTCGCGGTCAATCCGCAGATCGCAACGGAATATCGCTGGGTGTCGATCCTGGACAGCCGAACATGCGTGGTGTGCGGCTCACTGAGCGAGCGTGTCTTTTTGATCGGCAAAGGCCCGCTGCCGCAGATTCACAACAATTGCCGCTGCAATGTTGTGCCGATTCTGCCTGACGACACCGGCGCGGATAACCGCAGTTATTACGCATGGCTGAAAGACCAGCCAGCGGAGTTTATCGACCTCGCGCTCGGGCCGACGCGCGGCAAGTTGCTGCGTGATGGCGGATTGAGCGCAGCCCGATTCTCCGCGCTGCTGCTGGATCGGAATTTTAAATCTTTGACGATCGAAGAAATCCGACGCCTTGACCCGATCGCCTTCAAGCGAGCCGGCCTGTAGCCCACAAGCTACACCACAAATTCAGATTAACCGAACCGCCGAAAGGCGGTTTTTTCGTTTCGCAGTCCGGGACTGCACAACTCGCGCTAGAGGCGCAATTCACTATGGCACTGCAATTTCAGATTGATAGTTTGGAAGGTCTCGACGACAGCGTGAAAGCGCTTTATGTGGAATCGGACGGAAAGTTCACGCTGGGCGTGGAAGGGCTGCCGAAACCGGCGAGCGAGGATGTAACCGGACTCAAGAAAAAGCTCGACGAACTGCTGACCGAAAAGAAAGCGGCGGACGCGGCGCGCAAGAAGGCGGAAGGCGACGCGCGAACGGCTGCGGAAGAAGCGGCACGCAAAGCCGGCGACCTTGGTTCACTCGAAAAATCGTGGCAGGAAAAGCTAGCCGCGCGCGAGTCCGAACTGCTCGAAGAAAACAAGAAATTGAACGGCAACCTGACCGGCGTCTTGGTCGATAGCGTGGCTTCGCGCCTCGCATCTGACCTGGCGATAACAGGAAGTTCAAACGTGTTGCTGCCACACATCCGCGCGCGACTGACCGTCGATTACGTCGATGGACAGCCGGTGACGCGCGTGCTCGGCCCAGATGGCAAGGCTAGCGCAGCAACGATCGAAGAACTGAAAACAGAATTCGCGGCAAATCCGGCGTTCGCGCCAGTGATTGCCGGAACAAGAGCATCGGGCGGCGGGGCTGTCGGTGCGGGACGCGGTGGGGCCGCAGAAAAAACCATCAAGCGTGCCGACTTTGACGCACTTTCGCCGATTGAAAAGGCTAAGGCGATCAAGGAAGGCAAAACCGTCATCGATTAAGGAATTCCCGAAATGCCTAATATTCTCACTGGTCTTATTCCCAGCATTTATGCTGGCCTTGATGTCGTCAGCCGCGAGCTGGTCGGCGTCATCCCCGGCCTTACTCTTGATGCGCAGGTTGCTCGTGCTGCGCTGAATCAAACCGTTTCCAGCCCTGTTGCTCCGGCGTCTCTGGCGAGCGATGTCACTCCCGGCGTCGTGCCGCCAGATGACGGCGATCAGACGATCGGTCGCAAAGACATCACCATCACCAAATCGCGGCGCGTTCCGATTCGCTGGAACGGTGAAGATACTCGCGGCGTCAATACCGGCCCCGGCGTCAATACGATTTTTCGCGATCAGGTTGCACAAGCGGTGCGCACCCTGGTCAACGAAATCGAGGTTGACGTAGTGACCGAGGCTCGCAAGAACGCATCGCGCGCTTGCGGTACTGCCGGCACCACCCCGTTTGGCACAGCCAACGATCTGACCGACAGCTCGAATCTGTTGCAGATTCTGGAAAACAACGGCGGCGGCTCTTTGGAACGCAGTCTCGTTCTCAACTCGGCAGCGATGAACAACTGTCGCGGCAAACAGGCGGTGTTGTTCAAGGTCAATGAGGCCGGCACCGATGAAATGCTGCGTAACGGCATTTTGGGCGATCTGCATGGCGCTCAGGCTCGCCAGTCGGCGCAGCTCAAGACTGTTGGTGCAGGTACTGGCGCCAGCTACACGACCAACACTGCAGGTTATGCAGTGGGCGCAACCGCGATCACCTTGATCACCGGTACCGGCACCATAAATGCTGGCGATGTTGTGACATTTGCAGGTGACGCGAACAAGTATGTCGTTGCTGCTGGCATCGCCGCACCGGGTGTAATCACGCTTGCCGCGCCTGGCCTGCAATCGCCCATTGCTGCATCTGCTACTGCGGTGACGGCCGGAGCTGCTTACACGCCGAGCATCTTGTTCGCAAAGTCTGCTCTTGTGCTGGCAACCCGTGCACCAGCCCTACCGAAAGACCCAAGCGGTCGCGAGATGGATCTTGCCATTGATCGAATGATGATCACTGATCCGGTGACAAATCTCACGTTCGAGATGTCTGTCTACATGCAATACCGTCAGATTCAATACGAAATCGCGGTTGCATGGGGCCAGCGCGCAGTCAAGGCGGAACACATCGCTCTGTTGCTCGGTTAAACCTGAAAAATTTGCAGGGGTCAGATTCGACCCCTGCATTTTCGGAGTTGAAATGACAAATTTATCTCATCCCGAGACCGTGAAAATTATTGATCCTTCGGGTGTCAACGAGTTCATCGTGATCAACAAATCCGACCTGACCCACGATCACGAATTGTTTGTCGAATCGTCGGAATCAACGCCAGAAAAGCCCGCAAAACGGGCCTATAATCGCAAGACTCAAGAGTAACCAATGACTATTGCAATCGTTGTCGAAACAGGCGCGGGAAATGTTCAAACCGCGAACAGTTATTGCACTGTGGCTGACCTTCGCGCATATGCCTTGATGCGTGGAATCACCGTTCCTACGCTTGACGATGATTGCGCCGCGTTGCTGATCCGCGCGATGGACT